ACATTTGCAGCACATTCTTNTCTAGAATCTCTTGATACTCTTTAGCATGAGAGCTCTGGTTGATCATAACATCATCTTTCCAGATCTCAAATACAGCCGGCTTGATCCCACGTCGGACACGGTAGTCTCGTGCGCCTACGGTGAACTCAACCTCAACCACGCATCCCTTATTGTTGATGGAATTTACCAGCTGGCCCTTAGTAATGTTTCGGTGAGACTTACCAAACAGCGCAAACGACAGGGCGTCCAACATAGTCGACTTACCTGCACCATTCTCGCCAACAATTAAATTGGTGCTGGCCTTAGTGAAGTCTATCTCACTGTAATAGTTTCCAGTCGAAAGAAAGTTCTTCCAACGGAGTTTACGAAATATTATCATGCTATTTCTACACTCTGTGCTTCAATCATTAGATCGGAAACAACCGACTTAATGCGGTCTTTATCCAAGTCGGTATCAACTTCTTGTATATAATTGTATATCAAAGTCTCTGTATCATCAACCTTTAAATCTTCGTCTCGTACGTTTTCACCACGAAACTCATTAAAGTCTTCAGCGATCTTGAGTTCATATATCTTCTGCTGTTGAATCCGGTCAATGTATCGCTCGAATTTCTTCATGTCAGACCGATTAGTTACTATAACTTTGACGAACTTGTTGTCTAGGTAGCTAAGATCTTCGAAGTGATTGACTCTTGTTTCATCGTAATATACCTTATGAAAAATAGTCTCGGGGTTTTGCACAGGGATTAGTTGACGCGTCTCTGTATCATATATGTGGAAATATTTTGCATCGTGAGCATCGCTCCACATAAATTCCATCTGTGAACCTAGGTAGTGTATATTACCTTGGTTCGACTTAGTGTGGAAGTGACCAGATATAACAAGCTCAAATGGTGTCAGAGGCTTAGCATCCATACCGTCGCGGCACACATGACCAGCATCCATCTCAAAGCCGCCTAGCTCAAAGTGCCCAGCTATCACGTCAGCCCCGCAAGTCTCTAAGAACTTCATGGAGCGATCATAATTATCCGAACATATCCATGGGACCAATCCAAAATTGACGTCACCATAAGTACGCACTGTAGGATCCATTATGATATCAACTTCGTTGATGTAGTGTCCCATCAACTCCTTGAGAGAGTTGAGGTTATTGGTATTTTTATAGAACGTATCGTGGTTACCTGGAATGATATCCATGGTAATACCATACTCACGTAACTTAGATAGAAACACTCTACGATTGTGGTGCAGCGCCTTGAGGTTGATAGTCTTACGATTATCATAGTAATCACCCAGGTGCAGAATCTGATCTATGTTGTTCTCTAGCAAATATGGAAAGAATACATCGCGGTAGAAACGCTCCTGATATTCCATAAAAATATCGGAGGAATTTCTAACGCCGCAATGTGTATCGTTTAGAATTGCGAGCTTCATAATATACCTATTTAACTATAATGATCGATATTATACCAAAATATCGCTATTTAGTCAAGCGTTTTATTCAAATCAGTCGAGAAAATCTGACAGGTCTGAATCGACGATCACGGCTCGGCGCTTTCGTTTCCGTTCTTCCTTGGCATACTCTTTGAACTGGTTATCAGCCTCTTTGACCACATCTATCCGTTGGCGTAACGAATCTAGGAACGGAGAGTTTTGCTCCGCATCAGATCCATCATCCTCGAATATAAACTCTGATAGATCAGCTTCTGATATAAACTTCATCTTAATGTCTTGCTGCTTCTTCTCTTTCTGAATGCGACGCAGAAAGGCGTACCAAGATATCTGTGTGAAGTAAGCGAACGCATTGGGTAGCCCAGATCGAGTTGCTGCCTCTAGGTTATAGTTTTCAATTGCCTTCAAGCAATTTTCTACAGCATCCATTACCATTTCTTCACGGTACGTATATCTCACGAAGTTGGCTTTATGGGATAACCCCTCAGCAATACGCAAGAAACATTGTGCGATGTAATCAGGAACTATTGGACGATTATTACCAGCGTCTAGTTGCTCCTTACAGCTCACACAATACTCCACTACCGCGGTAGAGAATTCCTTATTGTTCACATAATGTGGCTTTTCTTTAGCTTTCATAATTCACCTATATTAATCTAGTATCACAGACCCTACAATTCGCCTGCGTAAGTCACTTGAAGAGAATCTATGATCTCTCTTGTTATAGTATATCTCAATTCCACGTTTAGCACAAGTGGCACGCCCCGTAAACGTAGTATCTTTATACTCAACACCAATTATTCTTACGTCAATATTGATCATGTTGAGAATATCAACCAGATCATCTTCACTCTGGTAAGGAATGATTTCGTCAACATATTTGATTGCGGCCAATTGAACGTGACGCTCCACTAAAGTTTGAATAGGGGCGTTTTTCTCCGGTCGATCTATTGACGGATCCACCTGTAGACCACATATCAAATAGTCGCATTGTTCCTTAGCTTCTCTCAGCATTTCAACATGACCCGAGTGAAGTAAATCAAAGGTGCTGCATGTAAAACCTACTCTCATAAAAATTAATTACCCATTATTATCAGTCATAGTATTATACTACAGTTGATCCTAGAAGTAAAGGAAAAAAATAAGTTGACTGTTCGCGATTCATGGCGTATAATATCATTTGTGGTTGAAGAGGGGAATATAAGCTAATTTGGAATCAATCCCGTCGTGTCACTGTCTAATGCATCGGTCAAGTGATCACTGCTATCTAGACCGCCTTTAATCGAGTATAGGTTACCGGTTCGTGGTTTAGTCTGCAGGGTGGGCGGATTGTAATACTCCTCCTCTTCGTCAGCCCAGCTAGCCAAGTGTTCAGCTAGCTCTTCTAATGCTTTGTGGAACTGATCTAACATATCAACAGTTGGTATAGCCATACCAACCACCTTATCCGACATAATCAACATAACACTTAACGGAGTGTCTTGATACGTCATAAATGTTCTGAACGTAAAGTACTTGAACCCATCAGCAGTATCTTTTTCGTGCAGTACAAACGCGTTGCGTACAGCAATAGAGTGCGGAGACTCTTCTAGTACTTCGCATATTAGTTCTTCTCCAGTAACCAACTTAAACTGCTTAACCGAATATTCCATCATCTACCTCATTTTTAGGGGGCTTCAGATCAACCGGATAGATCTTATATCTGAACCCTTCTTTTGTGTACATCTTAATGCGTTCTGCTGAATGTTGCAGGGTAAAGTTCTTGTGCTTCTTAGTGTGTAAGTCATCAGCTATATCATACAGCTTAGTGGTAGAGCCGTCATCACTCTGCCTGAGACCACGTCCGATAGACTGCAACACTTTAACCTGAGACTTCGACGGAGTCGCAAATATAATATTATGTAGGTTTCTAATATTGATACCTGTACTGAAGGTTCCTAGACTAGCTACGATGATAGCGTTAGTCTGTCGCTCTACTATACCACGTATTTGCTCACGATCGCTAGCGTCTACCTCACCAGACACATAAAATACCTTACGGTCGCTACCAACCATTCCCCTAATCATGTCATATAACACCTTGCCGTGTTTTTCCACGAACTGAAACATCACTAGAGTGTTACCCTTCTGATTAACAGCTAGATTACTGATGAATTTATTACGGGGCGGGTAACGCACGATGAAGTCTAGTTCATCCTGATATTTCCACTGCTCGGCTTTATTGCATTCGTCCTGGTGATATTTTAACAATACAACTGATATGTCTAAGTCAGCTAGCGTCCCTTGCTTTTGTAATGTCACTGTGCGCGTTACAGTATATGTTGGACCGAATAGACCTTCGAGTACAAGTTTATTGGTCTCTGTACCGTCTAGTGTTCCGGTCAGACCAAATCTATACTTTGCGTTAACAGCCTTGTCCATCATAGTGCTTAGGGACTTAGCTTTAAATAAGTGAACCTCATCACCAAACACTGTATCGAACTGCTCATACCATTCTTTAGGAAATTTGTATATCGATTGCCAGGTTGATATAATGATGCGCTTATCAGTAGCCTTCTCTTTACCACTGTATATTCGGTGACACTCGTTTTCTACATCGTAACCATAGTCCTCGAAGTCTTTATACATTTGTTCGACTAATGATGTTGTCGGAACTACGACGAGTATTTTGCCTTCAGTGACCTCATAACAATAACGTAGAAGATTATAGATAATAAAAGATTTGCCGCTACCAGTAGGACTGAGTAATATGCAGCGAAGGTGCTCAATTCCATGAGCGATGGCTTTATATTGATAATCGCGTGGCTCAAAAGGACAGTTGAGACTAGAGAGAAATTTGACCAAAGTAGGATGGTCAACATCATCTTTCTGACTCGGAACACCGAATACCTCATGCTCCAATATTTCCATCTGATAAAAACGGTCCGCACAAAAGCGCCGTAGGTGTGTATAAAGCCCTACGTTCATTTGTTTCGTTACGGTATTGTATAGCTTTACTCTCCCATCCCAAACTCTGCGCTTAAACGCAGGCATAAACTTATACCCTGGAACAAAAAAGGCGAAGTACTCACGGAGCTCCGCTTCTTGCGCAGGATGACACTCCACAGCAAAGTAGCTGTGGTTTATCATGCGTATGCGAATTTTGTCCTGGACAACGTGTACCATTATGCTCCACTTTCAAACTGTCGCCATGTAATCATATTCTTAATTGTCTGGTGGCGCCATTTTAAATTATCGACTATATCAGTCAATGTACTTATCAATGTTTTATTGTACGCGATTCTCTCTTCTGAGGACTGAATCTCCGGATCAGAGTTGTAGTAATAATCCATGTCACCCTTCAGTATTTTTAATCCATTGAAGGGGTCGGGATCCCACCCTAATTCGCGCAGTCTGCCCTGATCCATCTTACCCTGATAGTATAACCATTTTTCCTTTAGCAGGGTGTATTGCTGCGATTCTGCGCGTTTAAGCTGCAGTTTAGCGACGGCTAAGTAGTGGAGATACTTTGCATGTAATGAGGGTGTTTGACGCGATACCTCATCCAGCTGGTGTTGTGGAATCTGAGCGTCATTCTTCCACTCTTCGAGGATGTTCTCAAGATTAATCATCATTATTCATTCTCTATATGTTCAATACAGTCTAGCCAGAAATCCTTATCACTGCGCTCGACAACAAATGAGTGTGTCATGCGCCAGCACTTAGTGTAAGCAGCATGATAACAAACATTACCTTCATCATATGTTCCAAAGTAGCCTGCCTTGAGCGACCAACCCTTGGTGTCATATATAGTGCGTATTATACCATGGTTATCAATGAATTTAAACCAGCCATTCCCTGTTTCACTCCAAGTAAATATTAAGTTGTACCCNGGAGCATCNGCATTATTGTGCCATCCGATGTATCCCTCTGGTGGATAGAATTGACTTAGTGCGTTAACCTTGACCCCCAACTCCATCATCAGTTCTGTGCTGAACAACTGGAAATCCTTTCTGTATTGGGGATCGGTGCCGAGATAGTGGTCTGGTTTGAGAGCGTATGATCGCGCACTATGCGGGCTACCGGTATGATTAGTCCCCATCGCGATGATTTTGTTCATATAATCTTCGCCAACAAACTCGCGAGCATCTACGCCCAACTCTCCGATCATGTTGTTGTTCTGCTCCACATTCCATTTATTGCGGTGCAGATCAAGAGAATAATTTAGAAGATCAAGAACCCGTGTATTCTTGATATCAATGTGTGTCAGGAACATTACAGGATCTCGAATCGCGTAAACCTAAAAGTTGCATCGAAAGTGAGAAGTGTAGTATCGCCCGACGTTGAGTTAAATTCGATCGAGCCAATTTGTGTGGGGATACAGTCTAGATATCGTATCTCAATGTTTTTATTATTGTGACTTGTTAGTATGAATAGGCTGATGTTAGACTCTAAACCAGAAGTACTCTCAATAGTAGATTCTAACCACGACTGCATCTCTCTATAAGACACCATGTTCTCATCCAAAATCAAGTTGAAAGTTAATTCGGAATGTGTAATCTTATCTCCCATTAGCGGAAGAGAGGCTAGCTTGGGAATTCCCACTTCTGTGGCGTTAACACTGCATCCTGGGTGTTGAACGGACTGAGCGAAGAATTGAAGATTGCGGTATTGATCAGAGATGACCAATTGGAATCCTGTGGCCTGTAGAAAGTTTGGATGTTCTGTTAACATAATATATTGCTCCGTTACATTGTTGTACGTTGATATTTATATTAGGCATAAAAAAGGGGATCCGAAGATCCCCAATCAACTACCTAATATAACTAATGTTGTTATAATTATTTAGTTATTACGCCAAGATGTTCGCGACTGCGAAGCGACGGTAGTACTGGTTAGTACCAGCAACTGCAAGACCATCAGCAGGCGCTGCGCCTACGAATGGGTTAGACGCCATGCCGTAACGAGTTTTGAACCCGATGCGTGGCTGGAAGTCATTCTCGCCAACTGCTTTAACCATTTGTAATGGAACGTATGGGCAATAGAAGATACCAGCGTCATATGCGTTAGAACCTTTGTAGCCTACAGTGATGTAGTCAGAAGCAGCATATGGATCGATGTAAACTTTAGTGCGACCATTCAAAGTACCAGCAAAAGTGTTGCCAGTATCATCTACTTGCAGACCAGTGCTCATTGCAGGAGTGTAGTCCAACATACCAGAAGCAGCAAGTGCAGTAGCAACGTCAGAAGAACAGATAACAACGTTACCTTTACCACGACGAGTTTCTTTAGCAATTACGTTTGCTTCGCGATCTAGTTGGATAACAAGACCTTTGAACTTCTCTGCAGACCAACGGCCATCAGCGTCAGATGACAAGTCGAATACGCCAGGAACAGCGATGTTAGACGACTGAGCACCAACTTTAGCTTGGCTGTTGATTGTGTGAATTACTTCACGGTTGATTTCAGCAAGGATCTCTGTAGACAGAATGTTAGCCAATTCTGTTTCAGCATCAAGACCGTGGATTGCTTTCAGGTCTTGCGCCAGCTCTAAGCTGTACTCAGCTTTAAGCGCACGGCTCTTAGCAGTTACAGTTGCTTTCTCAATGGTGAAACCCATTTCTTGGAAAGCGCCACCGGTGTTGCCAAGTGCTTCAGCATCTGCTGTAGGCATACCTTTACCAACTGTGCTTGCATCAGCAACGCCAGAGAATGCAGAGTTAGCTTCGCCAAAGAATGCTTCAGCATTACCAGTTGATCCGCCGTCATAACGTGACTTCATAGCGAAGATCAGGCCAGTAGGACCAGACATAGGCTGTACGCCAGCAACGTCGTATGCCATCAGGTTAGGCATAGCGCGACGTACCAATGAGATCAATACTGGATCCCAAGTAGACTGTGAGCCGGTGTTGTTGCCAGCAGTTTCAGTCAATTGACCAAAACCAGCATTTTGAGCGCGCTCTTCGTTGATTGCGCGTTCTTGGTTTTCTAGAAT